AGAGGTAATTGGGATGATAATAAAAGAGATAAAGATGAATTAATAAAGTGGTTAGAAAAAACAGTTTATTGGCAACACACATCTCCATATTTAAATTATATGTTTGTAAAAGAAGAATTAAAATCATTTTTAGATGGAAAATAAAATAGTATTTGGATATGATGTGATGACTTATAATGGTGAATTACCAAATTGTTTAAATCCAAAATTTATAAGTACAATACACACTGCATCAGATTTTGATTATTCTATGTCAGGTGCATTCTTTTCTAAAAGGTGGAATTGCGACTGGCCAGTTTACAATAGTAATTTTTTTGAAAGATTAATTACAAAAAAATCCGTTTATCAAATTTCTCAAGATAGAAAAGATGGAAAAGTATATGATTGGTTTTATTTAATAGAACCATTTGGTAGTTTAGAGCAATTTTTTGGAAATCATCCGATTCACGAATTCGCACTACATTATATGTCAAAAAAATCAATTGATGAAATTAAAAATGGTAACGGAAAATTATTAATTCATTATACAATCGATGGAGGACTTGGAGTTAATTTAGAAAATTTTGAAAAAATTATAAAATTTACAAAAGATAATGGTATACCGGATGATAAAGTGTATTTTATATTTTCAGACTTTAAATTAAAAAATAATTTAGAAAAACTTGGGTTAGGCTATAAGGTGTACGATTATAATCTAAATATGATTAGTAAAGCACAAGAATTTTATAATACAATTCATAATCCAAATTATAGGTATTGGGGAGATAACTCAAATGAACCACAAGTTGGTAGAATACAATCTAATAAATCTAATATAGCAAGTTCCGATGAATTTATAAATTCAATTGGTTCGGATAAAAAAGATTTTTTAATGTTAAACAGGCATTGGAAATTGCATAGATTATTACTGATGAGTCAATTATATAGAATTGGATTTGATAAAAATTTAGTATCTTGGGATAATAGATTTTATCATCAAAATGTAGTAGATGAAATGTTAATACATGACCAAAATAATGAATTTGTAGAAAAAATAAAAAATACATCTCAATTATTGGATATCGAAGATTTAACTAAAATAGCAGGATACGGATTTGAAACAAAAGAATTATACTTGCAATCATATGTAAGTTTAGTTACAGAATCTATATTTTTTCAATCCAAAGGTGAACATGATATATTTGTAAATTTCCCAACAGGATATGTTTCTGAAAAAATATGGAAACCAATAGGACACTGTCAACCATTTATTTTAGCAGGACCAGCAAAAACTTTACAATATATTAGAGAAAGATTTGGTTTTAAAACATTTTCTCCGTATATTGATGAAAGTTATGATTTGGAGTGTGATGATTTTGCTAGATTAAGATTAATTCAAAAAGAAATTGAAAAATTTTCTAACAAAACAAAAGAAGAAAAAGACCAGTTTTTAAATGATGTTAAAGATATTTGTGTTCACAATCAAAAAGTATTTTTAGAATATGCTATTAAAAGTTGGAAACCAATATTAGAGAACGAAGAAATGTCTAGAATTGTAAATTTTTTAATAGATGATAAAAAGACATTAATTTAGGATATTTATATGTATGAATTTAGTAGAAGTAGATAAACCCGTAATAAAAAAGACCGTAGTAGTATATTCAGGTCGTTTTCAACCATTTCATAAAGGACATTACGCATCTTATGAAAAATTGGTTTCAAAATTCGGTGCGGAAAATGTATACATTGGAACATCCAATGACCAATCAGGTCCAAAATCTCCATTTTCATTTAGAGAGAAAAAAGAGATTGCAACTAAAATGTTTGGAATACCTTCATCCAAATTCGTACAAATTCGTAATCCATATCAGCCCGTAGAGATACTTAAAAAATTTAACGGGCAAACTACTCAATATATTGCGGCAGTTGGAGAAAAGGATGCGACTAGATTACAAGGAAATTATTTTAAACCATACAAAGGGAAAGCCGGATATGGTTATGAAGAAATTGGTTATGTGTACGCAGTACCCGCAGAACAAAATCCTATTAGCGGAACAGATGTTCGTAAATGGTTAGGAGCAACTGATGTAGAAAAAGCTAAAAAGGGATTTCTAAAAGCATATCCAAAATTTGATAAAGAAGTATTCAAAATGATAACAGGCAAACTTAATGAAAATTTTATAAAAGGTTATCCATCCAAAGAAGATGTAAAAAAAATACATGCTAAAAATGATAAGTTTAGAACAACAGCAACTACCGATGATTCCTATGTATATGACCCAATTTCGGAATTAATTGATAGAGTAGCAGCTGAAGAAATATTCAATGATTTTTTAGCAGAATATTTAGGTGAAGCACCAAACAAAGCATTAGACCAAGATATAACATATACAAATGTTAAAGGACAGCAGAAAAAAATTAAAGCAAGGGATGCGTTAAGATTGCCGAAAGACCATCCTGCGCATATACAAGCTGCAAAAATTGCAGGACCTGATGATGCGCCGGCGTCTGAACCAAAACCAAAAGAAGAACCTGGTAAAGCTGCAACAACTGCGGCAAAACCATCTCAACCTGGTCAACCCGTTAAAAAGGACCAAACGCCACAGGGAAAAACGGATAAAACTACAGGTGAAAAAGGAGCAGAACAGGCTCCACCACCTGAACAAAAATTAAGTGGAGTAGAATTAAAATCATCCGCAGAAACTTCACCAAAAGAAAAAGCAGATGCAGAAAAAGCTGAAAAAGTTAAACAAGCTTTAGATAATGCAAGAAAAGATTTATCAGAAGAAGATAATCAAACCATAGATAAAGTAAATAATCCGGATTCTCCTGAAAGAAAGGGTATGATGGATAATGTTAAGAATGGTTTAAAGAAGTTTGGTAAAGGAATTGCAAATTGGTGGGGCCATCAAACTGAAATGGTTGGTGGAACAATGGGTGCTATTAAAGATATAGCAACAACAGGAAAATTAGGAGCAGTTAAAGATAAGGATGGTAAAAATAGACATTGGAGTGAATTTGCATCCGTTGGTAGAGGTGGAGGACCTGAATGGGAAGAAGTTGAAGTTGATGTAACAGATAGTCATGGACATCCGACCGGAAAAAAGAAAACAGAAAAAAGACCAAAAGTATCAGAATATGCTAGTGATGAAGAAAAAGAATTATTTAATCAATCTTGGGAAAGAAGTAAAAAACAAAAGAAAGATTGTAAAAACTTTGCAATAACCGCTGGATTATTATTAGGTTCTATGGCAGTAGGTGGTGCAGGAGTTGCAGCAGTAAAAGCGGTTGCAGCAGGTAGTAGTGCAGGAGCAGTTGGAGCAGCTGCCGGAAGTGGTGCTGCGGGGGCATTTACACATGGAGTAGCAGGATTTGGATTACATTTAGGTAAAGATATTGCAAAACATGCCACATTAGAAGCAATGGGTATGGGTGGTGTATCCGCAGCAAGCACCGGTGCAGCATTATCAACTGCTACTTTGGGTATTTTAGAAAATATTGATGGTAAAAATGAAAATAATAAATTTCTTTTAAATGTAATTAGAAAAGTTGTAGAAAAAATGGAAAAATACAAACTTTCCGATGAACAATTACTGAAATCAATAGAAGATTATAAAAAGAACAAACCAAAACAAGACGCTGCAGATTTATTAAAAGAAAACCTTTCTGAAACAAAACAACAATCTATTCAACATTTTGTAGAATTTGCAACCCAAAGATTAAAATTGAAAGAAACTCCAAAAATTAGTTTAGTTGGTGGTAGAGAATTTGCAGAAGTAAAAACCAGTTTAGGTGGATTTGACCCAATATCAAAAGAAATATATGTAGCAACCGAAGGAAGATTGACAGCAGATATATTAAGAACACTTGCACATGAGATGGTTCATAGAAAGCAAGATGAGTTGGGATTAGTAAGAAATCCAGAAAAGGATGGTGCAGATGGTTCTCCAATAGAAAATCAGGCACATGCAGTAGCGGGTATCTTAATGAGAGAATATGGTAGAATCAACAAACAAATTTACAACGAAGATATTAATGTAGATGTTGATAAAGGTGATACCGTTTTGATGGGCAAATTTAAAAACAAAAAAGTACAGGTTAAAGATATTGGACAAGACCAACATGGGATGCCAACGATTAATGGTAAGCAAGCAACAACATTTCGCAAGGTAGATGAAATGGGAAGTAACGATGTTCATCTTGCCAATGTAATGAATTTATACAAAAACGCAACATTCCGTAAAAGAATAAATGCATATCTTTTTGGTAGAGCAAATATGCCAGCAAATCCAAATGCTGTAGCAAGAGAATTGAGGAATATGGATTACAAAGAGATAACTCAAATGGAAAAAGAATTAAACATTCAACCTGATTTAAATGAAGGATTGTTATTAGAGGGTGGTGCATATGGTCATATGTCGCATCCGTTTGATGATATGGATTTAACTTTTGGAGATTTACAAAACATTATCACAGGAGCATTAAATGGTGATTTGGGTGTAGTTAGAGAAAAAACAGATGGACAAGCATTGGCAATTAGTTGGAAAAATGGTAGATTAATTGCAGCTAGAAATAAAGGTCATTTAGCAAATGCAGGAGCAAGAGCGATGGGTATTGAAGATGTTGCATCGAAGTTCGGTGGTAGAGGTGGATTAACTGATGCATATAATTACGCAATGAAGGATTTAAGTGCAGCAATAAGCTCACTTTCAGAAGCACAAAGAAAAAAAATATTCAATGAAGGTAAATGTTTTATGAATTTAGAAGTTATTTGGCCACAATCTGTAAACGTAATTCCTTACGGACAAGCTCTTTTAATATTCCATAATACTACTTGTTATGATGAAAATGGTGTAGCAGTTGGTGCAGACCAAGGAGCATCTTCTACTTTGGCAGGAATGATTAAACAAGTAAACGCAGATGTTCAATCCAAATACACAATTCAAGGACCACCGGTAACGGAAATTCCTAAAAGTGAAGATTTAAGTTCAAAAAAAGGAAAATACCTTTCTAAACTTAAAAAGTTACAATCTGAATTTGGATTAAGTGATGGTGATACGGTTGCAATGTATCATCAAAGTTGGTGGGAAAATTTTATAGATAAAAAATCACCTGTAAAAGTTGATAAACTTACAAAAGAAGCGTTAGTAAGAAGATGGGCGTTTGGTGATAAGAGTTTCCGTTTAAACACTATATCAAACCCAAAGTTACAAGAATGGGCAATACAAAACGATAAAGTAAATGTAGCAAAGCAACAAAAAGATAATATAAAACCATTTGAAGAAATATTTTTAGGAGTAGGTGCGGATGTATTGGATTTTGTAGGAAGTGTATTAACAGTTCATCCTGACAAAGCAATTAGAGCAATTAAAAATAAATTTAAATCAGTTGCATCCGATGTTAGAAGTGGTGGAGATAAAACAAAAATACAAAAATTAAGACAAGAATTAAAAAGACTAAATAGTTTAGGTGGAATAGATAGAGTAGTAGCTTCAGAAGGTATTGTATTTTTCTATAATGGAAAAACATACAAACTTACAGGCACATTCGCACCACTTAACCAAATTTTAGGATTATTTTATTAAATTAAACAGTTATGCAAAAAAGAACAAGTTGGGACCAAAAAAACAAACACATTCACAAATCTCGTAAAAAGATTATTGATACCGTATTTGGCAGAGAGGATAATACCCAAAGAGTTTTCGGTTATGAGAAGGAAACAGAACAAAAGCGTGAAGTAGGTGAACGATGGACAGATAGTGATGGTAAAGAGTGGGAGCAAAGAGAGGGATATAGAGCATCGGTTAGTCAATTTGATGATGTAAGAGAATATTTGAAAAAACTTACAACATGTAAAAATCCTAATTGTGAAACAACGGAATACTCTAGAGCAGATAAAAAGTTAATTGTTAGAGCGGGATATTGTGTACATTGTAATCACAAATATGAACAAACATTAAAAGATGATGGAACATATCCATTTTACGAAGATTACAAAATAACTTGTAATAAAATAGGTTGGTTAAGAGACCACAAACAAGAGTTAGAAGATAATTTAAAATATATTTCAAAAGATTTTCAAATGGTTTATGAAAATGGACATGTTGAAAATTGGAATTGGGATATAGATATAGATAGGGTAAAAGAAGACCTTAAAAAAGATATTGATAGTTCTTATGAAGCATTAGAATTATTATTAAAAAGAAAATTGTTATTGGAAGATAAGTTACGTGAATTAAATCATCCAGAAATAATAAAAAACTAAAAAAATGAAAAAGTATTTGAATTTGAAAAACATTGCTATCGCAGCATTGATTATTTACATCCTGTTACAATGGTTCAATCCTGGAGGGGTTATGCCTGGTGGAAGAACTATTCGTATAGATGGTAAAAAGTATGAAGTTTTAAAACATACAATTGATACCGTTGAAGTAGAAAAAGTAAAAGTAGTTACAAAAAAAGGACAAGATATTGTACATGAAGTAATTGATGTAGATACTTTGGTTCTTAAAGAATTGGTGAATGTAGATAGTGCAGCTATTCTTAAAGATTACCTTTCAAAAGTAATTTATAAAGATACTCTATTCCTTCCTGATTCATTGGGTACGATTGCATTAGTTGATACTATTACTAAAAATAGAATTTTAGGTAGAACATTTGATGCGAAAGTTAAGCAAAGAGAAATTAAAGAAACTCTTATCGTTAAAGAGCCAGCTAAAAACCAAGTTTATTATGGTTTAAATGGTGGATTTAACAAAGCAGATGTAGTATCTCATGTTGGAGCAGGATTGATGTTAAAAACCAAAAAAGATAAATTATATCAATTCGGTGTAGGTGTTACGAATAGAACGGTTGATGGAACTAATGGTTCTCTTTCTCCGTTCATCAATTTCGGAACATATTGGAAAATTAAATTTAAAAAATAATGAGTGTTCAAGGGCAACCAAAGAAAACACTTAAAGAGATAATTGCTGAAGAATATCGTAAATGTGCGTTAGACCCCGTTTACTTTATGAAAAAATATTGTGTAATTCAGCATCCGGTGAGAGGGAAAATACCCTTTCACCTTTATCCTTTCCAGGAAGAATGTATGACCGATTTTAAAGATAATCGTTTTAACATTATTCTTAAAAGTAGACAGTTAGGTTTATCAACTCTTTCTGCCGGCTTTATTCTTTGGAAAATGTTATTCAATCAGGACTTCAACGCATTGGTTATTGCAACAAAGGTGACAGTAGCTAAAAACCTTGTAGAAAAGGTTAGAGTGATGCACGATTTACTTCCTGTTTGGTTAAGAGATGGTGGTAATAGTTCAGTTGAAGATAACAAACTATCACTTAAATTAAAAAATGGTTCACAAGTAAAAGCAATCGCATCTTCTCCAGATGCCGGACGTTCTGAAGCCCTATCCCTATTGGTTGTGGATGAGGCTGCATTCATTAGAGATATAGATGAAATTTGGTTATCAGCACAATCAACCCTTTCAACAGGTGGTTCGGCAATCGTATTATCAACTCCAAATGGTGTGGGTAACTGGTTCCATAAAATGTGGGTAGAAGCAGAAAGTGGTACAAATGGATTTAATACTATAAAACTCCATTGGACAGTTCACCCAGAAAGAAATCAGGAATGGAGAGATGAGCAGACACGTATTTTAGGACATAAAGGTGCAGCGCAAGAATGTGATTGTGACTTTATAGGTTCCGGTGATAACGTAATTGACCCACAACTATTACTTTGGTATAAGGAAACTTATATTATGGACCCGGTAGAAAAAAGAGGATTTGATGGAAACCTTTGGGTATGGGAACATCCTAACTACAACAGACAATATATGGTTGTAGCCGACGTAGCAAGAGGTGATGGTTCGGATTATTCAACAGCACAGGTTATTGATATAGAAGATTGTTCGCAAGTAGCAGAGTACAAAGGTAAATTAGATACAAAAGATTTTGGAAACTTTTTAACCGCTTTAGCAACTGAATACAACAATGCACTTTTAGTAATAGAAAATTCAAATGTGGGTTGGGCAACAATTCAACAATGTATAGATAGACAATATGGAAATCTATTTTATATGAGTCAGGATTTAAAATACATTGATATTGAAAAACAAATGAATAACCGATATTACAGAGATGAAAAGAAAATGGTTGCCGGATTCAGTACAACTACAAAGACCAGACCTCTTATCATTTCTGCATTAGATACCTATATGAATGAAAAAGAAATTCTAATTCGTTCATCTCGTCTTATTGATGAATTATTTACATTTATATGGAATAGTGGTAGAGCAGAAGCTATGAAGGGTTATAATGATGACTTGACAATGGCATTGGGTATTGGATTATGGGTTCGTAATACTGCATTGAGATTAAGACAAGAAGGTATAGATTTAACAAAATCAATGTTAGGTTCTGCGCAGGTAAAAAGACACGAAGGTGTTTATACTGCAAATCACGTAAAACAAAATCCATATGAAATGGATTTGAAAAGAGGTGAAAAAGAGAATTTACATTGGTTATTGGGATAATCTTATATTTATAAGTTGATATGGCACAATTGACAAAAATATTAAAAGAAGATTTAGATAAGTGGTTTAAGGAGAAGTGGGTCAACATCGGCAAAAAAGTAGATGGTAAACACCCACCATGCGGAACTTCTGGAGAAAAAAGTGGATATGCCAAATGTGTTCCTGCTGCAAAGGCTGCCGGAATGAGTAAAAAAGAAAAAGAATCTGCAACTCGTAGAAAAAGAGCTGCACAAAATAAAGCAGGTAGAGGTGGTAGTGATAGCAAAGGACAAGGCAAAACACCAATATATGTTTCTACCAAACCTAAAAACGAAGATTGGAGTGAAAAATATAAAAATAGTATAGATTGTAATAACCCCAAAGGTTTCAGCCAAAGAGCACACTGTCAGGGTAAGAAAAAAAATGAAACTATGAATATAGAAGAAAAACTAAATTTATTTTTAGAAAAGAATTGTCCAACTGATCCAGGAAAATGGGCAGCATCAAAAGCAGCAGCAAAATCTAAATTTGATGTATATCCATCTGCATATGCAAATGGTTGGGCAGCAAAAAATTATAAATCAAAAGGTGGTGGCTGGAGAACTTGTAATGAAAGTTTAGGTGAACTAAACGCATTGCATGAATGTTGGGATGGGTATAAGGCAGTTGGTGGAAAAATGAAAGATGGTAGAATGGTTCCAAATTGTGTACCTGTAAAAGAAAACATTAAAGATATGAAAAACGAAGAAATTTTAGAGTATGATGTAGTAAACGAAGATGATATGAAATCATTCATTAAGTTTATGAGAGAATATACAAGAGAATTGAACGAAGCAGGATGTCCATGTGTATATGAAGCAGAATATCAGGGTAGAAAAGTTCAATTAGGTAAACCAATGGCCGGTGATGTAAAGAAAT